GTTTTATTGATGAAAAAGATTCCATGAGAAAAAATGAATTATATCAACTTGTAACTTTCAATAATTGGAAAGATGATAAAAACAAAGCCGAATCACTCTTAAACAAGTGGGGCTTAGACGCTGATACGATAGGTGGATATGCGGAGGGATTATGATGGCTGAGGAAGGAAGAATAAACCGGTTTTTATCAGCCCTTGGTAAGCCGTTTAGACGAAGAGAAACTCCTACCCCAACAATGCCTCTTTGGACAAGTGGTATTCAAGAACCTGTTATGGCTCAAGGAATTACTATACCTGCACTTTATGCGGTAAGTAATGAATCACTTATCTTGCGTACCGTTCTTTCTAAATTAAATCAAGAAATGTTTCGCAGGGGTCATTATTGGGAAAAGAAATTTATTATGAAATGTACATCATGTGATGAAGAATATCAAAGCGAAGTTGAATCATGTAAAATATGTGGTGGAGAAGTTCGTAAGCCCGATAATGATGAACTTACATATTCTAAATGGTTGTTTAAACAACAAAACAGCATGGAACAATCATTTGTTCATGTATTAAGTGAGATAGAAAGTGATTTGAATATTGTTGATGATGCGTTTTTAATTTTGGTTAAAGAATATTTTATTGACCCTAATACAAAAGAAGTTGCCTTTTTCCGAGTTAAAGAAATGATGAGAGGCGACCCTATTTTTATGCGAATCGTAGCAGATAAGCGAGGTGTTCGTGGAGGCCGATATAAAATATGTTTAATTCATCGTGATGAGGCTAAAACACATGCGGAAGATGATGTTTGTGAAACATGCGGGGCTGAATTGCAAGAAGTACATTATGTTAATATGGCAGGTTCGGGTAAAACACAATACTTTGTTGAAGGCGAAGTTCTCCATGTGAGTAAATACAATCCATCAAAATTGTATGGTCGAAGTCCTGTTAATACAATGTGGCGACAAGCAATGACACTTACTGCAATGGACAATTATATTTACACTGCTTATCAAAAGCGACGAATGCCTAAAGGTATAGTTTCTGTTACTACAGATAATCTTGAATCAATGAAATCTTTCTGGAAAGCCGTTGATGAAAAAATGGAGCGTGACCCTCACTATGTGCCTAAAGTTGGTATAGAATCTGCTACGGGTCGAGGTGGAGTGAATTGGGTTAAATTCATGGACACCTTAGAAGAAATGCAGTATATCGCTGTAAGGGATGAAATACGAAATCGTATTGCCGCATTTTACGGTGTATCATCTATCTTTATGGTTGATAATGGTAAATCGGGTGGATTAAACAATGAAGGTTTGCAAATTCTCGTAACAAATCGTGCTGTTGAATTTGGGCAAAAAGTGTACACGGAAGTTTTGTTTCCTCGTTTATTAAAAGAATTTAACATTAATGATTGGAAATTGACACTTTATCCAAACGAAGAAGAAGATGAAATTACTCGACTACGCCGTGATGAACAAGAACTCAATGTTGCACAGCGAATGGCTCAATTAGGATATATGCCCGAACTTATTGAAGATTCAGCAAATAGAGATATACGATTTGTGTATAAACGACCACCACCTCCACAACCTCAACAAGCACCTCCACCCGGAGGAGCACCACCTCCGATGGGTGGTGGAATGCCCCCCGGTGGTGGAATGCCACCTCCAATGATGGGAGGCGGAATGCCTCCTGCTGGACCACAAATACCTCCACAATTAGCACAACAAATTATGCCACCACCTCAACCCGGTGGACAGGGTATGGGCATACGAGATAGAGGACCGGCCGCACCCGAAAGAAGAACTACAATGGGTAGTGGTTCGCCGCTTTCAAGCGTACAACAACGAGGACCACAACCTTCAATTCAACAAAATAATGTCAATGCACTACTAAACGCAAGGAGATTTCGTGGTGCATAAATCTTCTTAAACAAGAATGGTATGAGATAACACAAGCAGGTGATAAAATGGACTTGTTAAAGATGCATCCAATGGCAAGAAAAATGGAACAAGCACAAAAAGCGTTTATTGAAGCGTTAGAAAATGGTGATGGTCGAATGGCAAAGCAATACCTTTCCGAAGTGCAAAAATTAAGTGATTTTCTTGCCGATGATTTAGATGGTGAAATTTCAAAATCCGATGTTGTTACACCATTAGGACCACGAGATATGTTTGCAGGTGGAGTACCTGTTATGAAATTTCAAGAGCCTTCACAACAAACTGTATTGAAAGGTGAGCGACTTGGCTTTGCATCATCAAAGCGACATCAAACACAATACAGACGAAGTGCTGGAAGTTATGGTCGAAAAGTTTGAGGTGGTTAAATGAGTGAAGAAGCACCCAATGCTGAGTATCTTATGGGTGTACTCATTAACAAAATGGAAGTAATGGACACCAATTTAAACATTCTAAAGGCTGAAAATGAGGCTTTGAAAAAAATGATTAACAATCCTCAAGCATTGTTGCGTAAAATGGGTTTAGTTCATGTATCAACTCCACTTACTACAGACCTTTTAGCAGACCCGTTTAGAAATGATTTTGAAGATAATTCAATCCTCAAAACCGAAAAATCATATATTCCACAATCAAATGAAGAATTCCACAATATGTCGTGGGAAGATATTCATGATTTAGCAAACCAAGCAAAAGGAGTGAAAATTGAATGAAGCCAAGATTTGAAGAATCGGAAATTATGAAAAAGGCTCGTGAGGTATCTTTGCGAATTGACGCATTAGAAAAAGCAAAGTGCGACTGTGGAAAAGAACCATGTGAGTGTAAAAACTGTCCTAAGTGCGGCACTAAAATGAACAAGATGGGTTGCATGAAGATGGGTTGCGGTGGCAAAATGGAAAAAGCCGAACCCGGTTACAAGAGTGAAAAGATTACTGACATCAATCCTCACTTTGTAGCAGAATCGGGTGGTCAAACAAAGACGGGATATTTTACTACAAATGGTCGAACCATTGAAGCAGAAGATGCTCCAAAGAAAAAGAAAGGTAAAGAAGCAACCGATATGGAAAATCTTGGCTCAAGAATGAATCCACATGAAGGCGGCGGTATTGAGCGTGAAGATTCACAAGGTGGTAAATCATCTGTGCAAAAAGCAAATCCAAGAGCAACCATGCGAGAAGCAGGTATGGGAATATGCGGTCTTTGTGGCGGTACAGACCGCACAGGTTGTTTGTTGCACGAAGGAATGGATTTGCACGCTTGCCCTAAATTTAAACCGCTATGAAAGGCGGTGAAATCATGGAGTCAAAGCGTTTTGACATCTCGACTAATGAGTTGTTAAAATCACTTCATGATGGTTATGACCTTCGTACATCTGCGGCGGAATACATACTTGCTTACGAAGCACTTGATGACAAAAAACTCGATGCATTTCAAAAATCACTTTTGAATACTGCTGAAATGATTATTGCTAAAGAAGATGAAGAACAAAAAAGGCAAGAAGGTTATCTTTTTGGAAGGCATCATGCTGATAATGAACCCACAGACCATGTGTGGAGTGATGGGTTACAAACGCCCTTAAATCCAGAAAATGCTCATGCGGTGTGGCCGTATTATCAACCATCTTCTCCAAATGCTCCGTACCGTAGCCATCATTTTCCATTTCATGAAGTAAATCATCCATTACTTAGAAAGAATGCTGTTACGGGTAATTCACAATATATTGAAAAGATACGAAAACATATTTTTAATGGACACGCTCAAGATGAAAAAGACTTTGAGAAAAAATTCATTGCTCATGAAAGTAAAGCGAATAACCCGTTGATTAACGGTTACAATGCAGAAACATCTTATGGTAAAATAAAAAGAAAATTACTCGGAAGTACAATCACTAAACAAACAATGAACAATCATCAAATTGATTTTTACCATCGTGATTACCAACGATGGTTAAGAGAAAATTCAGCAATTAAAGACGATTTATTGAGTCAAGGTCTAACTGACGATGAAGCAAATAGAGAAATGCGTCATTTACATTTTGAAGATAGAGCAAGAGATTGGGATTCAAATGAACATGTTGAAGATGAAAATGGTGTTCGACACCCTAAAAATCTCGGTCATAACGGTTACATGTACGGTCTTGAATGGTTTAGCCCCGAAGAAAGAACGGCTATAATGAATCACATTAACGACCCCGAAAAGGGTCTTGATAAACATGAAGTCATTACATTACCTAATGGAGAAAAAATACCATCAGCAAGAATAACTTACAACGCTCTTATGCGTATGACACCCGAAATGAATTGGTGGGTAAGACCTTCCCATCTTACAGGCCGAAACGCACATTATCGTCAAGAAGATAATGACATTGATTTTGAACAAGGTGGTGAGGCTCGCTTTTTACAGAAACAAATTGGAGAACTTGCACATACACCACAAACATTTTTTGGTGAAAAATCAATTGCAGATTACATTATTGATAAAATAGATGAAAACTATGGTGCTGATAAAGAAGGGCAAAAAAGACTTAGATTTTTACCCCGTTTAGATGTTCATAAGAATCCACTTAAAGAATTGTCTTGGGATGACTTAAAAGATGCAACAAATTCCCACTTCAAGAAAAAAGGAAGAAAGGATTTGAGTCATGTAAGATTAACAGCCAAAGACTTGTATTACCTTGCAGGTTTTAATCCCGATACAAATGATTTGCTTGAAAATCACCCTATACATGGAAAATTGGATGAACCATTAGTACCTAAACAATGGATTGATGAACTTATCCAAGAAGCAAATCACAATGGTTCGTTAGAATCAAAAATGAAAGACATAAGAAACGCAAGAGCGTTTTTAACAAGTCCACATGGACCACATCCAAGCGAAGAAAAAGCACCATATTGGAAAGAACATAAAGATGGTTATACATATGGACCCGGAAAGTTTTGGGCGGAGGAATTTCAAAAAGTAGGTGGTGTAGGCTCAACAGTGACCACATGGCATGAAATTTTGAATGCAACACATGGAAATGATGGTGATTCACATTTGACCACTTTAAATCCAGAAAGTGAAAATTTCGTACAAATGAATGATAATAACAAATCGTTAGCCTATCACTTCATGCCCGAACACACTACAAAAATAGGTGAATATGACCCTGTGAAATATATGAGTGGGGAAAAGGCAATTGGTGGATTTTCATACAATAATATACCATCTTCGATACAAAACATGCTTTCGCCTTTCGGCACATCAAAAGTAAAACCACATGGAAGTTATGCTTCGGGATTTAAGCAGGGTGCTACTGAAAAGAACAATCACACTGAACATAAATCATCACTTATTCCATTGTATGAACACGCTATTAGAAATATGACAAAAAATGATTTACAAAGTTTTCTCGGTAGTTACATTGCACCTATGACTCATCCATTTACGCATAATCCAACTGAACATATCGTAAGTTCAAGCGGTTATGGACCGGGTTCAAGTGACACTCATATTCACAAAAATGCCCAAATTGCACACATGATGAATACACTTCTTGGTCGTCTTGACCATCCAAATCAACCAGCAGAAAAATCAGTAATGAACTACAAAGATTTTCTTCGTGGAGATGAAAAGTTTAGTGCTGGATTGACATTGGATGATTTTTTACAACTTATGGGTTGGGGTGGCATTGCTAAACCTACAGCAAATGCGTTGAAAAATCGTTATGTGCAAGATACAGAAACAAAAGATGCACTTAAAATTATTACATCAACAGCAAAAATGCTTCAAACCACAAATCCTAATCAAATTATGACCTATTTGAGTGGAGGCGACTATGAAGACTTGAAAGACCATATGGGTTATGGTCAATTCGATAATTTAGATATGTCGTCATTAGAATCTTTTTTCCCATCTATGATGAACATACTTAATGAAGAAAATAAAAAATCAAAAGAGAAGCAAAAGAGTAAATCACAATACAAAGCATCTGTAACCGATGCTATCGCCGCCGCATTACAATTTGGTGGTGCTTTACCAGCAATGGAAAAAGAAGAAGCAATAAATGATGAACTTGAAGATTTGTATGGGGTTTTGAATAACCCCGAATTAGTAGGAGAGCAACGCCAACAAGTTCTTTCATCAGTAAAGGAATTAGAACAACAACTTGCTGTTGAGCAAAACAAAGCAACAAAAGCGGTGTTGGGTGGTGGTTCAACACACTATGAAATTATGCAAAATCATTTAGATACAATTTTCAAAGGTCATCGTAATCTTGTTGCACAAGTGGCAAGAGATGTTATTATGCCTAAATTTCTTGAAGCAGACCCCACTGCTTTTGACCCTAACGACCCACAAAAGTTCATAGATAATAATTCACGACTTTTCCGAGATGCACAACGATATATCAATACTGTACCTCATTCAGTTCATGGACTTACTGCACCTAATTATGGAATAAAGCAGAACATTATTGAGCGTAAAAAATCACCTGTTGGAGAAGCACATGCACAAATTGCTCAACATCTATCCGACAAAGGTACAATGATTGATGGTAATATGTCGGTGAATGAGGTTCTTGATGCTCTTGGAATTGAGCGTAGCCCCCAAGCAAAAGAACATGCTCGTGAGTTAATTGAACAAAGTAACAAATTGAATACACCACTTATGGCTTCAACTATCAATCAATTGCTTACAAGTGGTGCAATTGATAAAGTTGGTAACACATCGTTTTCTAAATTATTACCCAATGAAGAAATAATGGGTAAAGAAATTGAAGATTTAGATGATAATGAAATGTTTCATCGAATACTTCATGAAAAAGGCTACCACCAAGCAATTCAAAGTTTGCAATCTAAATATGGTGAAAGCCAATGGAAAGGACATGAACTGCATAGTTTTCCACGCACTATGAGCAGACTATTTGATGGTACATTTGCTCATCAACAACAAGCCGCAGGTATCGGCTCAATATCTAATGATATACATGGTGCTGAAACTTTAGGTGCTAAGGGTAAGCAAAAGGCATCATTTATGACAAGAAATCATTTAGATACAATCGTACATTTTAATCCGACTGTTAATTTAGAAGGTGAAGATGGTATATTTACACCAGAAATTTCACAAAGTTATTCTGCTGGTATGCAAGAAGGCTTACCCGTTGGTGCTCCGTCACCTGTCAATAATTCAATTGCAGACACATTTGATTCTCATGCATATCATTCGGGCTACGAAGCAACACCGAGTGTTGGTGTTGAAATTACAGAAGACGGGCAAGTGATACCCGGAACAAATATTGAAACAGGCTTGTATCATAGCGTGCCAAAAGAATTATCGGAGATAGTGCATGGAAATGAAATGGTGAAACAAGTGTGGGATAACGCACCGCCTCCTCAATACAATGAATCCGCTCATCAAAGTATGGATTTAGATACATACGAAACACCGAGCGAAGATGTATATGCAGTAGGTAAAAGTGAAATGAGTGAACTTATTACCTCACTGTTAAACCCCGATGTGCTTTTAGAAAAGAAAGATGAAAGCACTTGGACACCACCAATTCGACCAATGCATAGAATATTTTCTTTAGATGACCTTGAGCATTTGCGTGGCTTTAGTGGTTCATGGGTTGTAAGTAAGTGGTATAGTGGTAAGAGAATTGTTATTGTAAAGAATGACGAAGGCATTACTGTGTATGATGAAAACGGGAAGAAAAAAGGTGTCAATAAGAAAACTATGGAATCCATAGAAGAGTTGAATAAAAAGAACTACACTATTGATGCTATTCTTGGCGATGAAGAATTAAATATTATTGACATTATCAATTATGACGATAATAATATATCCGACATGCAACTGTTTGAAAGGCTGAAAATTCTCCGTTCTCAATTTGACAGTCATGAAAGTGTCATTGTACCCGGTCCTCACGACACTAAAATGACAGATGACGAGGGGCTTGAAGAAGCAGTTAATTCACTAAAAGAAGAACACGATGTTATTCTCCTTCGTGATAATAAATCAACATACATGAAAGGTGAAAGAAGGCATCCTAAGTGGTTGTTGTATAGAGATACAAAAGATTTCAATTTCATTGTGCTTGACCGTAGGGGTAAAGGTCCATTCACATATCAATTAGGTGCTGGTCCTATACTCGACGGTGAAGGATTGGGTAACAGGGCAATAGAACATAAAGGACATTATTACATGGATGTAGGCACAGCCTTTAATCAACAAAAAGCATTCAAAGTCGGAGATATAGTGCGTGCATCTATTACAGGTGTAACGAAAAAGAATCGAAAAGAGCGACCTGTGTATAATATACAATTCAAAGAAATAGAAGGAGAAGGTGAGGGAGAAGGTGCGGCAAGCGTTGAATCACTTGATTTGCTAACCAAATCTTTTACACCTATTATAATGCCACACGATTTAGAAATAATAGATGATGAATTACTTATTCACATAAACGATGTTGATATTGTAAAATACAAGTTTGAGCAATTTGAGGATAATTGGTTTATTCATTCTCCCAAAAGTTCTCTTAGTGGTATTATGAAAAATGACTATCCTGTTGTACTATCTCAAAGTCTTATGCCGTTTTGGTCATCGGTAGCACCATTGATGATTAAAGGAATAGTAACTAAGAAAACCGAACTTGACATGCCTAAAAAGCCAACAGAAGAGCAAATGGAAGAAGAAAGTGCGGGTCTTATTGATGAAGATGATGAAAATAGATTGCTTAAACCCGAAACCAAAAAGAAAGCACTTGAACTCATTCTTCGTACTTTAGATACTATTAGTAAGGAAAAAATGACTTGGACAGGACCAAAGGGTTTGGGTATTGATGTAGGAACTCCGCAAGAATCTCCACGAGGACCGACCAAATTGACGGAAGAAGAAAATTTGCCCGATTTCGATGGTGAAAAAATAATTACTGATGAAAAGAAAGAGAAGAAAAACGAGCGACTAAATCACATTAAACTTCGTACAGACGAAAATGAAGAGATTTCTATAGACTATGACAATGAACAGCCAATTATTTCTCATTCATAAGCAGATATAAATACAAAAAGAGGGAAAGACCCCTTCAATGCTTTCTATAGAACAACCAGCATCGGGTATCACTCTCCTCAAGAGTGGCTCGGATTTGGTCGTTGCAGGTTATGCATCTGTTGAATTAGTTGATAAGCAAGGCGACCTTATTACTCGTAGTGCTTTGAATGATGCATTTAACAGTTTTATGAAAAGCGATAAATTCCGCAATGTACAATTGGCACACTCCAACATTCAAGTTGGAGAAGTAATTGACAATTACATTGATTCTAACGGCAGAATGTGGAAATCCGAAGTGGATGACACAGGTATGTTTGTCGTTGTCCAACTCCGCAATGATATTGAGAAGGCTCGTGAAGTAGCCGCCGAAATCCGCAAAGGAAACCTTCGTGGATTCTCTATTGGAGGTCAAGCCTTCAAAAGAGTACGAAGGTCCGATATGGAAAAAGGCGATTACCAAGAGATTTCAAAAATGGAGTTGCATGAGATAACGATTTGTGAAAAGGGAATTAACCCCGAAGCACAATTTCGTATTCTAAAGGAGGATAAAAGTATGACAGAAGAAACTGAACTAAACGATATTATGTCACGCCTTGAAGCACGATTGGATGCAATGGAGAAGGGAATCCCCCCTCAACTCCGTGAAGCCATTGAAGAAAAGAAAGGCAAAGGCAAAGAACAAGAAGAAAAGAAAGAAATGAAAGAGGATGATGACATGGAAAAAGGCGACGAATATAGTGATGTTATCTCAGCAGAATACCTATCGTGGATGGAAGACACTCTAAAATCCGCAGGTGTTGATACTGTTGCGGCACGAACACACTTTGACAACTTGGAAAAAGCACAACTCGGTGGATTCGACAACCCTGACTCAGTGGATGGTGCAGACTATTTCGCTGGACAGGTACGAGGCCGAGGACAAGAAAACGGTAGCCCATCAACAGGTGCTATCAACGCCGTTTCATCATCGGGTGGTAAAACACCTGCTGGTGCTCTCGGTCCTGTATCTATGTCAAAAGGCTACCTTAACGAAAGCAATGTAAGTGATGCTGATATTGAAGCCGCTTACGAAGTGTATAAGGCCGCCGCTATGGAACAGCATTTCCGAAACAACCTTGAATCTCAATTTGCAGGTCGTTTCAACAACGAAATGGAAATTGCAAAAGCACAACAAGCAAAGGCTCAATTTGACGCACGAGCACCACTCGCTGAGATTGTTAAGTCAATTGAAGCACTCTCGGAGCGTATTGACAACATTTCAACAGGTAGCACGACTATTCAAAAGTCTGCATCTGTTTCATCAATTAATGTTCCCTCCACTGAGGACTTAGGCAATATGGGTTGGGATGAAGTCCATGCCCTTGCAAGGAGGACTCTCCGAGGAGAATGAGGTGAATTAAATGGCAAGAGATTACATTAGAAACATTACAGACATGGAGCGATACTACTACGGAGCCGGCAACGCTATGGGCTACTCCTACTCCGGTAGCGAACTTCTCAAAGCAGACGCACCAATGCTTTCAACCACTGCTGGTACATACCAAGCAATTTATGGTCGAAAGGTTTGGTCACAGTTGAACCAAGAGTTCAACGCATTTTCAATCCTACCAAAGCGACCTTGGGAGCGAAGTGGTTGGAGAGTTATCACTGCAAAGCCATCCTTCTCAGTTGGTGGCGGTGTTGCAGAAAACGCAACTCTTCCAGAAACAACCAAGCCAACCTTCCAACACATTGCCGCAAAGCCAAAAACTGTTGTCCACACATTCGACATGAGTGAAACAGCAATGTTCCTTTCCGACAAAGATGACGGTCTTGGCGACATTCGTGCAATCCTTAAGGAAGAAATGGGTAAGCACCACGCAGAACACATCAACCAAATGCTCACAACTGACAAAGGAACTGCCGCAGGTAACGACTTTGAATCACTTGACCGAGTAACAACAGGTGCATCGGCGAGTGCTAACGAAGACATTTACTCAATTGACCGAAGTGCAAACACATGGTCACTTGCAGAACACAACGAAAACAGTGGTACAGACCGAAACCTTTCACTCGACCAACTTGACGACTTGTTCCAAAAGATTTGGACTCGTGGTGGAAATCCAAAGGTCATGCTTACAGGTTACGACACATTGATGCGACTACAACAACTCCTCCAAAGCCAACAGCGATTTATGGAAGAGAAGAGAGTCACACCTACCTACAACGGTGTCAAGGGTGTTCCCGGTATTGAAGCAGGTTTTATCGTTGCAACATACAACGGTATTCCAATCATTCCATCAAAGGATGTTCAAACCGACACACTCAGCCGTATCTATTATCTTGATACTGATTACTTGTACTTTAGTACAGCAATTCCAACACAATACTTTGAAAGTGGTATTGAAACAGGCGACCCATTCGCTATCAACCGTCTTGGACAAGAGGGTATGTACCGAACAATGGGCGAATTGTGGACAACTTTCTTCGGAGGTCATGGTTCAGTTCGTGACCTTAAGTGAGGTTGGAGAATTTAACATTGAGGTGAAAAATTATGGCAAATGAATTAACAGTAAGCGGAACAGCAACACCAACATTAGTAGGTGCATGGGAACTTCGAGCAGGTTCTCACGACACAACAGAATGGCTCGACGGAGCAGCAGATGTAACATATCCGGGCGGTGGTCCGGGTACATTCAATGCTTCTAACAGCGATGGAGCAAACGGCTACGATGCCGCACCAAAGATGGCTCTTATTACCACAACAGGTGCAGGTACAGTCGTACTCGCAGGTGGAGTAACAAGCATTCTATTGGCTACAGGAAACCAAACAAGCGGTACACAAGCGGCTTTAAAAATTGCAGTAAGCAGTTTGACAATTACCATTACAGGTGCGGCAGAAGCACATAGCCTGTTAGTGATGTACAACTGAGGGTTTTAAGTGCCTACAGTAACTTTCATCGGGCCTTTTTACTTGAGAAGGCGAGCCGATAGAGCGGGTCAATGGATTCGTGGTGAAACCGAGGAAGTTACTCAAGAGTGGTTAAATGAGTGGCGACACAGACTACCAGCAAAACACTTTACCATTGAGGGCGATGAAGGAGTCACTACTGACGGTGGCAATGACGGCATCCCCGATAATGGTTGGGCAAGAAAAGACATTCTTCAATGGCTTGATGACAACGGTGTGGAGCGAGGTAGTGGCTATCTTACAAAGACAGCCGCACTCACACTCGTACAGGCACATTTAAATCCTACAGATGATACAGAAGAAATAACAGAATGAGGTGAAAAGATATGGCAATAACAATTGACAACAGAACAACAGTGTTTGGTGACAGAATCGTAGTTACAGGTAGCACCGATGGTGCAGAAGCCGTTGATTTGAGTTCGTTTATGAGTTCAATAGACGGTGCAATGGTGAATAATATTGGTGCGGCTGCTCCAGCCCCGACATCTGGTATTAACAACACAACTATCGTACTAAATGTTGGTGCGGCTTGTACTTTCGTAGCAATTGGTCGTCGCTCGTGAGGTGATACCTCATGGTTGCACTAAGCAAAGTTGCAGTGAAAGTGTTTGGACCTTACTCTCCAAAAGAGTTTAGCGACCTTACGACGCTCAACACTACCATCAGTACGGCAGTTCAAGCAATTGCTGATGCGAGTGCAAACAACTCAGTTATTGATACTGAGGTATTTTCCGTTTTGGGAAATATGTTTGTCATGGTCACTTACCAAATCGCTTGAGGTGATTGGGTAACATGGGCTTCGATGTTCGCAACATTGACCTTAGCGATATTGTGCGTGGGTCAAAGCAAGGCACGAAGGCTGACTATCAGTACGGCGGCGATGTCGTCGCTAAACCCGAAAAGCCACTTGAGGGCGTAACAAGAGCACAACGAAGTCGCAACCGTGATATAGGTGATATACTTAACATCGGTGCAGGTACACGCTGTAAGCATTGTGGGTTTCTCCACTTCTTATGGCGTGCTACATGCGGTGCGTGCGAAAAACCTATGGATTACAATTTAGGACATCGAGATGAAAGCAAGAGGTTGTAGGTATGAAAATTTTAATTAAAGCAATGAAACCACATCGTCAAAAAATCTTGACCGAAAGCGGTGAAGAAATGAGATTACAACAATGGGCAAACAAAAAGGCCGCAGAAGCACTACGAGGAGCGGGTGGTGATGTACAGGGTGAGCAGTTTCAACAAGCAAGGGATGCACTCATGCGAGAAGCCGTAGCCAACCCCGATGCTCACGGCCTTAAATTTATGAATGAGCGTATGCCATTTGAGGGTCAATCCTTAGAAGAATCGTTGAGCGAACCCGATATTGAGAGCGAGCAAGGAGCAGTTAAAGGACCAGAAGAAGGACCGGATGAATGGATGGGGGATGAATCTCCCGAACATTTTGAAAATGTAAGAGAAAAAGAAGGTGTCAAACAATTTTTACAACAAAGAGGAAAAGACCTTTTTGATGAGCAAGGCAAACTTCGCCAAACGCTTTCGCAAGAAAGTGATGAAGAAGAGGAAGATGATTTTGATGAAGATGCCGCCGCAGAACACATGCGGCGTATCATGACCTCTCGTGATATTGCTATGCGTGATGCTTGGAGTGTATTAAAGCAAGAGCCGTATGAACAGTGAGGGGGGTTTGATGTATGCCAATAGTGTTCAGCCCCGGTGAGCCGGAAACTCGACCACTATACCCCGACGAAGTAGTGTACACAACCGCACAAAAAGTTGCAGACCTTCTTGATATTGGACCGCAAGATGCAATTCTTATGAGTGCTGATGCCGACACAGATGCAGTATATATTACAGGAAATGAATTTCGCCAAGTAGGTTTTAGCGTTGGCGACAAAATTAGAGTCTATAGCGACGCTGACCCGTTTGGTGAGGATGATTTAGAAATCACCGCTATCGGAAGGGGGGCTGGTGGC